CTTGTTATTTGAGTTTTTTCTGTATAGATTTATAAATTTCAATACCCTCATCTGTTTTTAAATAAACAGCAAACGCTGAGTATGGATGCTCATCAAAAGGTACTTGCATTAATTTCTTACCATTGCTAACCCAACTAAATGTTCTTTGATCTTGAGATAATTTAATTATGTTAGCCTCTGCAGCTTTTATAGCGAAATTTCTAAGTTCTACATTTTCATCGTTTACTAACTCTAAGAATAAATTAGGGTTTCTTTTAGCAAATATAAGTAAATCTCTTTTTACTTCACTAGAACTCATGTCTGACACTCTAGAACCTATCTCAACTCTTAGTATAGCTTCACAATGATCAATATCTAAATCTCTAGCAGCTGACAATGCAGCAAACTCAATCTCTATATCTTCAATTTCGTTAGTTGCTTCAACCACAGTATCTAACTCCTTATATTTTTTATTTCTATAAGGATGGTACATAGATAAAAGTTTTTGTAGAGATTGTTTTTCTTTTGGAACTGATAACGTTCCATTTCTAAACACTACATGTTCTAATGTAACCATTCCGTTTTGTTCGTCTACAAATGGACTGTTTTGATTAGTAGCGTATCTTAACTCTCTTTGTTCTCCTGTTTCTTTATCAAAATAAATAAGTGGAAACCTTCTCGAGTGTTTAGATGCTAATGTATAAGTTAATGGAGACAAATCATTACTTAAGTAATAATTTCTATCTTTAATCTCCCATGTTTCTTCGTTTTTCATAATATATAATATAATTGTTTTAAAAAATTCCCGCTTGTGCGGGATTATTGTGTTTTTACTTTCTATTTCTAGGCTTCGTTACCATTACCATTATCACCTGGCCCTGGCACTGGGCTTTGAAATTGAAATTCTGCTTGATCAACACTATCGCAAGTTACACCTATTGGTAATTCTAAAGTGGGGTGTGAATTTGGTGATTGAGCAGCTTTTATAAAAACTTCATTAATAGCCTTAGTTATTAATACTCTATTATCGTCATTACCACCAGTAATATTTATTTTCCAACAACCTTCATTATTTCCCCATGCTTTTGGGATTTGCCAGTAATTATTAATACCAATAGGTGGTGGTACAACAGTTAATACTAATCCATTTAAAGAATCAAAAACTGGTAAATATTGCATCTTATCACTCTCATAAGTCAGCATATCTTCTGTTATTGTAGTTTGCATAGTAAACTCATATTCGTTACCCAAGTTAGAGCCCGCTGGTACTGTAAAAAATAATCTATCTCCAACTTTATAACCTGTTGGTTCAGATTCGTAATAGAGGCTAAGCCTAAATTCAGGCGGGAGCAAGAGTTGAAATTCAACTGATAGTCCAGATCCATCTCCATCTGTATCTATTGGTACTCCGTTGTATAGCCCGCTGTATTGCTGCCCATTAACGGACCCGTCTACTGCTACCCAATTATCTTCATTCCATAAAGGGCTGCTTTGACTCGTGTTTAACCCAGTGTTAGTTGTTGGTATTTTTATTATGTTTCCCATTTTAGTTATTGTTGTATGTTTGGAATTGAGTAAAAGGAATGTCAGACTTTAAAACCGCTCCACTAGGCATTTTAAAATCTACCAAAGAGCCAGGCTCTTGTTGTGCGTTTATTAAAGCTGTTTCTAAAGTTAATTTATCGTGCTCAGTTATGTCTTTGTCAAAATCAAGTTCTAATCTCCATAGGTTATAAGTATTTGAATAATAAATTTTTATTCTACTAGAACTATTACCTTGATCACACCTGTAAGCTAATTTAGCATTTATTGGAAGTTTTCCTCCAGCTTCCCATTCAATGTTTAAAATCGGGTTTTCCATTTTCTAATTTTTTTAAATGTTAATAAAGTGGAGAGCGTTAACCCTCCACATTTATTTTGTAAAATGTATATTATGCTGTAAATAACACGAAGTTATTAGCAGCTTGAACACATAGACATCTTTCAGATAAGTAATGAACCTCCATAGCATCTAAAGATGATGTGTAAGCACCACCAACAGAACCAGTAATCCATGACTTCATTCTACGATCATCAGTTTCAGAAGCTCTATATCTTACATGTAAGAAAGGTCGTCTGATATTTGATCCTAACATTTGATCATATACTGTAGATGTTCCAGCTGGTATTAACACACCTTTAACGTTATCAACCATACCTCTAGTAGAAGCATCATTTAAGTATTTCCAGTCAGTTTTGTAAAAGTCATAAGAACCTCTTCTAAAACCTGAAAAACCAAAGTTAAGTGCCATTTCAGCTTCGTTATCGAATAAACCGAAAGAAGCAGCAGCAGTAGAAGCAAAACTTCCACCCGCCATAGAAGCAATCATGTCGTCAAAATCAAGAGCAGTAGCTCTATCTAAAAATAACATGTTTTCCTCAATAGCTCCTTGTAGATCTAATTGCTGTAAGATCTCATCAAAATCACCTAAAGCACCTGTTCCAGGGTTAGCAGCTCCAGCAAATCCTTGATACACATTACCTCTTTCTTCTATAGCAGAGAATAAACCTTGTGTACCTTTACCAGCATCAGTTGATGCAGCCAAGCCAGCAACAGCAGATCCAGTAGCAGCAAGTTCACCTTCAACCATTGACATTTCAAGATAATCTTCATATCTTAATCTAGTCTCTGATTCAGCTTTCATATACCACAAAAATCCAGATGTTCCGTCTTCAGTTGCAACTTCAACCCAACCAATTTGAGCAGTGTCAGAACCATTAACTAAATACTTATCTTTTATAATGATAGGTCTGTTACTGAACTGAGTTAATGTTGGAGTTACAGATCCTTCCATACCGAGTGTTCCTTTTGCGAAATCAGAACCATAAACAAATAGTTTAAGTGGATTTTCACTTCCTGTTCCTACAGCATTAAAGTTTGCAGCAGTATAACAAGCTCCATCAAAAGTATATGTTGTTGCATTACCTGGGTTTGGAGCACTGGTAACTAAACCTTTTAAAGTTACGCCATCAACTGGGTTGTGAACTACGAAAGTTTGATTCTTTCTAATAACTAATTCGCCCTCACCAGTTGGTAGTGTTACAGTGAATGTATTACCAGAACGTGTTACGTTATCATAACCTAAGTGTAGTCTATTTTGTTCAGACCAAATTACTTGATCCGATGTCATTGGCATTTCAGCGCCAACCATTCTTAAAAAACCTGATAACGTTCTGTTACCAAATCTTTCTACCTCTTGCTCGTAGAGCTCAGGTAGATATTGTTGTGCAAAATCAGCAAAGTTTTCTCCACCTTTTTCATTCCACTGTAAGTAGTTTGAAGAGAGAACCGACTGATCTTGAGTAGGTGTAAGTCCAGCATTTTGCTTTGTGAAATTTCCTAAAGCCATAATTTATTATTTTAAGTTTTGTTTATCGTTTTATTTTTAGTTTATTACTATTTATACCATTGATTGCTTTTAATTTAAATCCTTTTATATGAATATCTTCAGGTGCACTTTGTCGTGCATCTTTATTTATATTTTTAGATTTAGCAACTACATCTTTAACAGCGTCGGCTTTACCTTGCTCATAAAAATGTTGTGCTATATTATCAGCATTTCTAGCGGCATATATAGCTTTATGATAGCCTTTAACATCAGTAACCTCTCCTTTATCATTTAAGAACTTCTTAACTACATTTGAAATGTCAGATTGAGCATTGGCAACATCTTCTGGATTATTAATACCATACCTAAACTTTTTTTCTCCTAAACTAAATTCAAAACCTTTGAAATCAGAGAAATATGTTTTGGTATCGTTTTTAAACATCTCATGTCGCTTTTGCGCTACCTCTTTGTCTTTGGAAAATTTGTTGAAAAACTCTCTCGCTTTTGTAAGTTCGTTGTTTACTGTAGGCCTCAACTTGATTTCTTCGTAATACTTATCTTTTAAACTATCTAAAAACGTTTTCGCTTTTGCAACCTCTTCCTTTTTTGCGAGTTTTTTTCGACGTATCTCTCGCTCTTCGTCGTAATCTTCTTCCACCTTAAAATTCTCTTCCATTATAAAGTCAATTTCATCAGGTTCTAAGTGTGGTTTAGTATTTTTATAATATTCTTTTAACAGTGTATCATCATCAACATTACTGTAATCAGCATTTAATCTAATATAATCCTGCATGTTACCACCTGTTTCTTCCATAAACTGTACCAGCTTATTTACACCTTCTGGTAATTTTTGTTTTTCTTCAACAACCACCTCAGGTTCTTTAATATCTTCTTCGCTTGATATTTCTTCTATTACAGGTTTTGAATTTTCCTCAACTAGTTCTTCGGCATTCCGTACTTCTTCAACCACTTCTTTGCCACTTGTCTCGTCTTTCTTTTCTTCGACAACAACATCGCTATTGCTTGCTTCTTGTGCTTGAACGGCATTTTCTTCAGTTTTTGTTTCTTTATTACTTAGATCTATTCTAGCTGTAGCTTTTGAGTTGTTAGCTAGTTTTTTAGGTCTACCTTTTTTCTTTTTCATTTTAAACTCACCTTCTTGAGGTGTGTTTTCTATTTTGTTATTTTCCATGATATGATATTATATAATTATTGTATTGTTACCGTTTACTACATTTGTGGAATTTGACCTCCTAGTTCTTCCGTTAACGGTGGTCCTTGGTTTTGAGTAGCAAAGTCAGTTGGTAATAAACCGTCTTGTCTTTGCTGTATCATAGCGCTTTGTTGAGTAGCTTCCATTTTTGATCTTTGATCTTTACGATCTTCAATCATTTGCTCTCTATTAACGTCTTTTTGTAAATTTATTTGAGCTAGTTGTTTATCAAACTCGAATTTTTGCTGAGCTAAAGTTAGTTGATTTTGTAGTTCAGCACCCATTTGTTGTATCTTAAAATCAGACTTACCTTTCTCTAATTGTAACTCTGTTTGAGCTATAGCTTCTCTCTTTTGTACTTCATACATAGCAGCTTTTTCAGCTGACTCAGCGTTTGCTTGAGCCTGCGACTGAATCATTCTTTGTTGAGCTTCTTGATCTTGTTTAGCTTTTTGTCTTCTTTTAAGCTTTAATAATTGATTAGCTAATCTAAGATTATGTATGTTTCGTATGTCAATAGCATCTTCAAGATTTATTTGATTACCTTTTAAAGCTATTTCAATATTTTGTTCTAATATTTGTTTATCTTCTTCATCTGGCTCTAAGTCTAGAAAAATACCAAAATCATAAAGATGTAAATCTTTTATTTCTTCTAAAGTAGCAACGTTGTATAAACTTATACTATTTACTAGTGACTCGTTAGTTAGCTCAAACTCTAAAGAATCAGCAACTCTTAAAGCTACATTTTCACAAGTTTTTAATGTGACATACAAACCTGCATCTAATATATGTCTAGTTGCAACGTTTGATTGAGCAACAGCTAGTTTTTGTAATCCTAATAAAGCATCTTTATCTGGGTTACTACCATCTCTAGCTTCGTTAAGCCCGGTTACATCTCTTATCATTTGTAAATAATACTGATA